TCTGTGTGGTTCGGATTCGGACGTACATGGAACGCTTCTTTCAAATACAGATTCTAAAAACAACCTAAAGAAATATTGGGGGAGGAAACTCCCCCACTTTCTTTTCACATGAAAACAATAACTGATTTATTAACAATAATAATTCCTTGTTATAACGAGGAAAACTACATCTACAATACTCTTTGGAAAATATCAAGACAAAACTTCCAAGGTGTATTACGAGTTGTAATTGCAGATAATAACTCTACTGATAAAACACTTGAGTATATATCAAAAGCCTCTGAGGATTTCTCTAATCTACAAATAGAGGTGGTTCAAGGTGGTAAAGTAGGTTTTGCAAGAAATAATGGTGCTACATTTGTATCAACAGATTACATTTTATTCATGGATGCTGATTCTGTTCTTATAGGTAGAAATGTTTTAAATGAAGCACATAAAAATTTAAATAGATACGATATCATTTCAGTAAAACAAAAATCATTAACTACTCATGATAAAAAATCTATTTGGACTTATAAGATATTAGATTGGATGAGAAATATAATGCCAATCACATTTTGTACAGGTTGTTTCTTTTTAATTTCTAAAAAGAAATTTAATGAACTCGGAGGGTTCGATGAAACTTTACAAAATTCAGAAGATTTTTGGTTATCGAAAGAGGTACCAAAATCAAGGTTCAAAATACTCAATGAATATATTGGACAAGATAATAGAAGATTTTTGAAATTTGGATATTTAAATTTTTTAAAAATAAATTTATTCAATTATTTCAATTACAAAAATATAAAATGGTTTAAAAAAGATTTAGGATATTGGAGAGAGTATGAGCAAACTGATTAATTTATTCGGTGGAGCAGGTATAGGTAAATCCTCAATTGCAAATGGGGTTACTTATAAATTAAAAAAACAACATATAAGTTGTAATAACCCATACGAATTTCCAAAAAGATTAGCATGGGATAAAAACATACCAGCAATATCAGACCAGTTATATGTTTTTGCAAATCAACATAGAGGAATTGCAGAATGTTATGGTAAAGTTGATTATATAATCATCGATTCACCAATCCTTTTCTCTACTATTTATCACAGATATTACACAAAAGGTTATCCTGCAAGTTTTTACAGAGAACCTTTTCACAATTTGGTAATTGATTTACACAATCAATATGATAATATTAATATCCTTTTAGAAAGAGGTGATACTGTTCACAATAATAAAGAAAGATTTCAAGATTACGAACAAGCAGTAGCAATTGATAAATTGTGTAAACAAGTTTTAGATGATAATGGATTTCCATATCATACAATAAAAGTAGGACCAAAATCAGTAAAAAAAATATTAAAATTACTTGGATATTAAAAAAAAATTTCGTATCTTTGTACCAACTAAAATTATATAAATTATGAATTTAACAGAAATAGCAAGAAAGTTCAGAGTATCTGAAAACTTTCTTAATTCAAAAGAAGATGGATTGTTAATAGTACAATCATCAGTAAATGATATTATATCAGAATTAAATCTTGGTGTAATTGACGAAAACAGAAAACAATCTATCATAACTAAATTAGAAAAATTATCAGACTTCTGTAAAGAAGTTAAAAACTCCTCATTTTAATATGTCATTCTTTGAAGATACAACAAATCAAGAGGTGAACAACTCTTTATGGGTTGAAAAATACAGGCCTCGTAAACTAACAGAATATGTTGGTAACGAACATCTTAAACAAAAGGTAAGTGATTATCTTCAAAGTGGAGATGTACCTCACCTTTTATTTTTTGGTAAGGCGGGTACAGGTAAAACAACCCTTGCAAAGTTAATTGTTAACTCGATTAATTGTGACCATATTATTATAAATGCATCTGATGAAAACAATGTAGATACTGTTAGAAACAAAGTAAAAGGATTTGCATCAACAGTTGGTTTTAAGGATATGAAAATAGTAATACTCGATGAGTTCGATTATATGACTCCAAATGCACAAGCAATCCTTAGAAACTTGATGGAAACATTCTCAAAACATTGTAGATTTATTCTAACTTGTAATTATGTTGAGAAAGTTATTGACCCGATTCAAAGTAGATGTCAAACTTTCCAAATCGTACCACCAACTAAAAAAGATGTTGCGGTACAAATCTCACAGATTTTGGGTAAAGAAGGAGTTAGTTTCCAACCAACAGACCTTGTACCTATCATTGACAGTTCATATCCTGATATTAGAAAGATTATTAATACTTGTCAATTAAATTCTACCAAAGGACAATTAAAGATTAACACAACCTCTGTAATTGATTCAGATATTAAATCAAAGGTAGTTGAAATTCTTAAATCCAAAAATGATAAAAAGAATAAATGGAAGGATATTAGACAGGCAGTTGCAGATGCAAGAATACAAGATTTTACAGAACTATATTCTTTCCTTTACGAAAAAGTAGATGAATATGGTGGTGGTAATACTTCTAATATTATTCTTATTCTTTCAGAGGCACAACATAAAGATGCATTAGTTGTAGATAAAGAAATTACTTTCATGAGTTGTATAATTCAGATTGTTGGTATTTTATGATAAAATTAGAAACAGATTCACTCGATGTTTTATTGAGAACACAACCCAAACTAATGGTAATGTTTGGCACTGATTGGTGTGGTAATTGTGATATTTTAAAACCAGAGTATGAAAGAGTTTCAAAAGAACATAAAAATATTCCCTTTATACTTATAAATCCAGATGTATCTCCACAGAGTAGAAGTTTGATTGATTTAACTAATATTCCAATGGTGGTTGCATTCAAAAATGGAAAAGAAGTACATAAAGAATTTGGAAACGAAAAAGAAATAGTTCAAAAAGTTTTTGATAAATTATTTGGATAATTCAAATATTTTTACTATATTTGTAATATAAATTATAAAACATGAAGTACGACCCTAAAAACCCTTTAACTGATGAACAACTTGATAAGTTAGGAAAAGAAGATTTTGATTCTTTTTTAGAATATCTTGATGGTGTAGAGGCATTCAAAAAGAAAAACTTTAAGAAAAAAGTACAAGAGTTCAAAGAAAAGAAAAGAGATACACTTAGAAAGACTGGTATTCATAAAATAAAGACGAATAGAGACCAGTGGTTCGATTAAACAAATAATAATATGGCACAAATATTAGGAGGAGGAGGACAACCACCTCAACAACCAAAAGTAGATTTAAAAGATGCAAAGGAAATGACTTGTCAAGAATGTAATGGGTCAGTATTTATACCTGCAAATAAATTTTTAAAAATATCAAGATTAGTTACAGGTCAAGCAAAAGATGCAATTATACCAGTAGAGTTATATCTATGTGGTGATTGTGGAGAAATCAATAAAGAATTATTACCAGATGAATTAAAACCTGTTATTACAAATTTAGATGGGTAAACCAAAAACATTATTTGACCACATAAAAGCGGTCACACAATTTCAAGACCCAAAGTATTGGGATAAACTTGAAGAAAGTGATAAGAAAACATGGAGTAACTACATGATTCATCGTTTCTTATCTATGAATTCAGATTGGATTGAAACTATATCAGAAATCCAACCATTTACACAAACATTAGAACCTAAACAACTATATCAACTTTTAATTGGATTGTTGCCTAAGGGAAGGTATTACTTAAAATACACTAAAGGAAAGAAAGAAACTAAGTATGAAAGTTTCTTATTGGAGTTAATTCAACAAGATTTCCAATGTTCTTCCTCTGAGGCACTTGATTATTGTGAAATTCTTTATGCAACACGAGAGGGAAGAGAAAATATTAAATATTTATGTGAGAAGTATGGTGTTGAAAAGAAGCAAATCACAAAGTTAAAATTAAAGGTATGAGTTCCACATATTGTAAATTACCCTTTCTACATTTGTATTCACAAGCGGATGGTGAAGTAAAACCTTGTTGTATCGCAGGAGGTTTTGATGAAGCACTTAATCTGCAAAAGATGAGTATTGAAAACGCATTCAATTCTCCACAAATGAAAAACCTTAGAAAGGATATGTTGGAGGGGAAAAGAAATAAGGCTTGTGATATTTGTTACAAACGAGAAGATAGTACAGGCCACTCACCAAGAATAGATTTCAATAAAAACTCTTTATGGGTACAACCAGAAGTTGCAGATGATTTTTCAGTACCATCAGATTTTCAACATATCGATATAAGATTTTCTAATTTATGTAATTTTAAATGTAGAATGTGTAATCATGATTTTTCTTCAAACTGGTATGAGGATTATAAAAAATTACATCCATTTAATAACTTAGATAAAAAAACTAAAGTAATTAGAGCAAGTGAAACGATTGTTGAAGATTTAATCCCTCATTTAAGTAATATTAAAAGTTTTTATTTTGCTGGTGGTGAACCTCTTATAATGCCAGAACATTTCAAAGTTTTAAAACATCTGTATGAAAATATGAAACTTCATACCATGTTTTGGAAAGGTGAAACGAAAGAACTTAGAAAATTATCAATACATTATAATACAAATTTATCAGTAATAAAATATGATGAACAAAGTTTAATCGATTTATGGAGGGGATTTGAAAGAGTTTACTTATCGATTTCATGTGATGGTATTGGAAAGGTTGGTGAATATCAAAGGACTGGTTTTAATACTAAGAGATTTGAAAGTAATTTAGAAATAATAAAAAAATATGCTGAACCAAAAACCCCATTTGAGATTGGACAGGGTATAATGTATGGGTTTCAATATACAACAACAATAATGAATGTTTATCATATATTTGATTTTATTGAATATATGTTAAAAAAGGAACACATAAAAACCTCAGAACATATTGATTTTTATTATGCTTGGTCTCCAGCAGAATTTTCATTAGCAGAAATATCGCAAGTAGAAAAAGATAAAATAAAGATTTTCTTAAATAAAAGTAAAAAGAAATATCCACAAAAAACACAAAATGAAATTGATGCTATGATTGATTATATGGAATCCTATGAAAAGTTTGATGAATCGACAGTATCAACTGATTGGAGAACAAAACATATAAGAAAAATTGAAGAGTTACATGGTGGTAAATTTGAAGATATATCACCAGTTAAAATAGAAGGAAAAAAGTCTATCTAAAATTTGGATTTCTCAGTTATTTTTCGTATATTTACATAGTAAATAAAAGTATTATGGCGAGAGTAAGTTACTCACAATATGGAATGTATTCAACTTGTCAAGAACAGTATAAACTAAATTATATTGATAAGTTAGGAACTTCTTCAGCAAACATCCACACAATCTTCGGTTCAGCAATGCACGAAACCATCCAACACTTTTTGGATGTTATGTATAATGTAACCAAGAAACAGGCACTGCAATTAGATTTAGAAACAATGTTGTACAATCAAATGGTAGAACATTTTAAGAAAGAATCAGAAAAGATGGATGAAGGAATGTATCCATGTAAAAAAGAAGAGTTAGGTGAATTCTTTCAAGATGGTAAACTAATATTATCATACTTCACAAAAAAATTAGATAAATTATACACCAAGAGTGGTTTTGAATTAGTTGCAATAGAACAAGTTCTGAACGCAAAAATTAAAGAAGGTGTAAATTTTGTTGGGTTTATTGATGTATTACTAAAAGATAAAACCACCCAAGAATATGTTATCATAGATTTGAAAACATCTACAAGAGGTTGGAACAAATATCAAAAAGCAAACAAAATAAAAACTTCTCAGATGTTACTATATAAAAAGTTTTACTCTGAGAAATACGATATACCTTTAGATAAAATCAAAGTAGAATATCAAATCCTAAAAAGAAAGATAAACGAAAATTACGAATTTCCTATTCCAAGAATATCTAAGTTTGTACCAGCAAATGGTAAACCTTCAGTAAAAAGAGCATGGGATGGGTTCATGGGATTTGTTGATTCTGTATTTGATGATGGAGGAAATGTTATACAAGAAGTATTTCCTCATACAAAAGGTAGACATTGTGATTGGTGCGAATTTAAACAAAGAGGTCTTTGTTCTGCATGGAATTAATTAACATTTTTTGTACTTTTTATAAATTTATATATATTTATATAAAATAACAAATTGGAGAGTTATGGCAGATACAAAATTAACAACAGTAAAAATCATTAAAGATATTTACTCAAAATTTAAAAGGATTTCATTTGATTCCAATATCACACTTCAGAAACTTGTTAATCGTTCAGTTGACAAGTATATTGAGGACGAAGATTTTAGAACTGAAATTAACAATTACGAGAACCTACAAGTTAGTGGTTCACAATTTTAAGCATGAGACAACAACAAGATAACGGTAATTCACAACTTAATCAAACTCGTGAAGAATTCAACGATAGAACTTCAAATAAACTCTATCTAGGAAACACGATAAGAGTACAGTTGAACAACCGTAGAAGATTTAGAACAATTTAAATAAAGGTTAATGGCAAAAGACAAAAAGAAGAAGATTCTTCTATTATCAGATGACCTGAGAATGTCATCAGGTATCGCAACAGTATCTAAAGAACTAGTTTTAGGAACATTAGATAAATACCATTGGGTTCAATTAGGAGCAGCAGTAAATCATCCTGAAAAAGGTAAAGAAATTGATTTAGGTAATGATGTTCGTAAACAAACTGGTATTGAAGATGCATCATTAAAAATAATTCCTTGGACTGGTTATGGTGATTCAAATATTATTCGTGAATTAATCATGAGACACCAACCAGATGCAATTCTACACTTTACAGACCCAAGATATTGGAGATGGTTGTATGAAATGGAATCTGAATTAAGACAAAATATTCCAATTCTATTTTATCATATATGGGATGATTTACCAGACCCGGATTACAATAGAAACTATTATGAATCATGTGATTGGTTGGGATGTATCTCAAGACAAACGTATGGTATTGTAAGTAGAGTTGGTAAAATAGATTCTGAAACAATTAAACCATTAGAAGAGTGGCAAACATCCTATGTACCACATGGTATCAATTCAGATACATACAAACCTGTTGAAGTACCTGAAGAGTTTAGACAAAAGGTTACAGAAGGTAAGGATTATAAGTTCATTCTATTTTGGATGAATAGAAATATAAAAAGAAAACAACCATCAGATGTTATTTGGGCATTTAAGAAATTTAGAGATGGATTACCAGAAGAAGATAAGGATAACGTATGTTTAATAATGCATACTGCACCAAAAGACCCTAATGGTACTGATTTATTTAAAGTTGCAGAAAAGATAGCACCTGATTGTGATATCAAATTCTCAACAGAAAGAGTAAATCAAAAAGAATTAAACTACATTTATAACATTGCAGATTGTACAATCAATATTGCAGGTAACGAAGGATTTGGATTAGTAACTGCTGAATCAGTAATGGCAGGTACTCCTATTATTTTAAATGTTACAGGTGGAATGCAAGACC